AGCGCAGTGGCGTGGGCGTCCTTCAGCTGCTGGATGGTGGTCGCCGAGTCGGACAGCTGACGGGTCAGCTTGTCGATCGCCTGGGCGCCCTGGTCAGTGGTTTGAACGGACAGGCCATCAACAATGACCGTGCGCAGGGAATCAGCCATTTGATGGCCTCCTTTTGGGGGTGTGGGGTCGTTGTCACCGATGCGAAGCTTTTCGCCGCCTCGAGCGCGATGCTCCAGGCTGAGGTGATTCATTTTCATGGGGCCGAGGTAGACGTCGAAGTGCTCGCCCTCGGGGGTCTTGCCGTCTTGGAACACCACTTCGGCGCCGTAGCCCATAGAGAGCTCGCGCTTTCCGGCCTCGTAGTCCTCGATGGCCTTGGCGTCCATCAGCACCAGCGGCACCTTGACGAACTCGCCGTCGCGGACCACTTCGCCGCCGGTCTGGCCGATGGCGTGGTCTTTCCAGTTCTTGGCGTTGACGCCCTCGCCGCCCGGGTGCCCGTTGGTCATTGGTCGGTAGGCGTAGGACTGCATGGCGTCCTTGTGGAATACCGAGCTCTCGGGCCGGTACACCTTGACGATCGGCTTGTCGCGCAGGCCGTGCTCGTTTTCAGGGTCGATCTCGGTGCCCAGGTAGTCCTGAATGCCGGTGCGGGCGACCCTGGCCTCGGCCACCAGGTAGCCGTCAGCCGTCCGCCGCACATTGGAGGCGGTGACAGAGTCTTGAAGGATCATGATTTACCTCAGGGCTTCAGCTCTTCGAAGATTTCGGGCCCGAATTCGATCTTGCCGCGGTACGGCTCGACCTTGCTCAGGTCGAGATCGCCAGCGGCGTAGGTGATGGTCACGTGCGGCTGGTACTCCTCGTAATCCCACGAGGCGCCGGCTTCACGGATCTGCATGTGTCGCCAGGCCAGCTCGGACGAGTTGAACAGCAGCACGACTGCGCCCTCGCTGCCCAGTGGCTCGACCAGGCGCGCGCCGCCCGGGGCGATGGTCAAGCCGCCGTCCTGCCGGCCACCCCAGTCACCGCCAACCTTCATCCAGTCCAGCGCTTGCCGGCTGTATGCGATGGTGACGTGCAGATCATCGGCAGGGACGGTTACTTCGAAGCCTTGGGCCTTTGCCCATGCCAGGATGTCGGCGCCGTTGGTGACTTTGCGCCGCACGTACAGCGGCCGCGGAGCTGCGTCGCCGAGCGAGGCGGTGCGCGACGGGAGCTTGTCGCCCTCCTCGTCGTCATCAGGATCTTCCTCGTCAGGAAGCTGCGATCCGTACTCGGCAATCGCAGCCTCCAGCCCAGGCAGAACGCTTTCCTCGACCAGCACGTTGGTGGCGGCCTTGCTCAGCGCTTCCTCTGGGAACAGACCAGATTCCTTCAGCGTCTTTATCGTTTCGGCGGTCCGCTTGCCGTTCTCTGACTTCTCGGCGGCGGTCGACTGCCACAGTGGAAGCCAGGCGTAGTGGATCTTCGGATCGCGCGCGCCAAGGGCAGAACGGATCAGGCACTCGTCGAGCGTTGACAGCGCGGGGCGCATGTCGAGCTCCTGCATGGCCTGGATGCGGTCGTAGTAGTTGCGGAGGTCCGACTCACCCGTGCTGCTCATGCCGGCCGGCGATTGGCCCGCCAGGCGCGTCAGCGGTATGTCAGCAGCACCGGCAACAGCCTGCAGGAAGCGGTCGATGACGTCCGGCAGGCTGCCAAAGCTGGCTGACTTGCTGTCGTACTCCTCTTGCGCGTCCAGCAGTATCTGGCCATTGATGCCCTTGGCCATGGCTGCCAGCCGCAGACGCTCAAGTACCTGGTTCTTGTATGCAGGGTCCTGCAGCTGGTTCATGAAGTCGGGAATCTTGATGACGTCGACCTTGGCCTCGAACACCAGGCTGGCCACGTTGGCCATGGTGCTGTCCGACTGCTTGATCGTGTCCAGGATCGACTGTAGGACCGAATCACCCCAGCCGTACTCGACGCCGACGTCCAGTTCAGGGTCAGGCAGTTCGGCGCCAATGAAGATGATCAACCGAGACGGGTGGACCTGAATCTGGCTACCGGTGAGCGTGTACCACTTTGGCCGGTCGAACAGGTCCGATTGAGGGTCTTGCTCGATATCGCCCGGGGCCAGCTTGCGCTTGCTCATTACGGTCAGGTACTTAATGCCCCCCTGCTTCACCCTCTCAGGATCAAGCGGCAGCGACGTGTCGCGGTCTCCAGTGCCTATGTAGATGGCAGAACCACCGAACAGCCGGGCCCGGGTCATTGCCTGCTTCACCTTGCGGCGAACGTCCAGGCGCTTCTCCTCGGCCTCCAGCTTCTCGATCTGCTCCTTGCTGGCCTGCCAGCCCCGCCAGCGCCGCGTGGCGTCCAGCGGTGGGATATCGACGATCTTGCGCGGCAACCAGGCCCCACGGTAGGCGTTGCTCAGTTCCTGCTCGCTCAGCAGCGTGGGCGCGTAGATCGAACTCGACGCCTTGTCGCGCTCGGTACCCAGGTTCGCCACCAGGTTGACCAGCTTGTCGCTGAAGTATCGGACGACGCCCATTAGGTGACACCTTCGTAGGAGAACCGGCCCTTGGCAGGCCATTCAACGTCGACGCAGTAGCCGATCGCGGTTGTGATGTGCTGGTACTGGTTCTTCTGGTCCTCTTGGAACGTCGAACCTTCTTGGAGCTGGACGGTGGCCAGGCCCTTGTGGCACCAGGGTGCAGTAACAGGGTTGACGAACAGGCTGCTGTGGCCCGAGGCGGTCAGGATCTTTGCCCTCACCGCGTTCTGCCGGTCCTTGATGGCCGGGTGGGCAGGCTTGACCTTGCGCGTGTAGCGCCACCCGGCAGCCTTCAGCACGGCCTCGATGTCGGTGTAGTCCGAGGCGTGGCCATGCTTCTCGCCAGCTTTACCCGCCGGGTCGCCGTAAATCAGCACATGCTTGTTCTTGTGGTCCTTGTAGCGCTCGACGAACTCGACAGCAGCCTGGCGCGAGATGGCGCTGGTCAGGACGATCTCGTCCAGCAGGTAAAGGTCGGCGCCGTTGTTGCGCCTAACCCCGATTGCGGACGACAACGGCGTGAAGTTCTGGTCGTGCATCCACATCAGCTGCTCATGCGGCTCGATGGTGGCGGACGTCTGGTTGTGCTTACCGTAGTCCTGGTAGATCCGGCCAGAGGCTGTCTCGAAGCTGGCTTCGAACTCCTGCTTGAACTGCTTGGGCGACATGGCGCGCTTCATGGCGTCCATGACGTCGGGCGGCAGGATCTCGGCTGACTTCCAGTGGAAGACGCGGAAGTTCGGGTCCTGCCCAGTCTCGGCCTGCTGGCAGAGGTCGTAGTAATGGTTCAGACCGTCCGGCACGCCCAGCAGCCAGCACCAGGCCCGGTAGTCAGGCATGGTCGGGTTTACCGTGTTGAGCGCGGGCAGGATGTTGGCCTCCCAGGCGTCAGGCTTCACGTCGGCGAACTCGTCGATGCCGCCGCCCGTCCAGGGAATACCCTCGATGCGCTGTGGCTTGTCCAGGCCGATTACGTGGATCTCGCTGCCGTTCTCCAGGTAGATGATCAGGTCCGACTCGGAAGGACGACGGCTGTGCATGCTCGACAGCGTGAACGCCTTGAGGTCGTCCCAGAAGATCTTCTTCGCCTGGGCATGGGTGGGCGCGGCGGCGAAGTACGGGCCGCTGTAGGCCGTGGCCTGCTTCACCAGGAAGCGCTTGAACCGCTCAGTCTTGCCACTACGGCGCCCGGCAGGCACCAGTGGAAAGCGAATGCCCGACGGCACTGCATCCATCAATGCAAGCTGCACCGGATGATCCTTGAGCTTGTACCAGCGGGCCAACTGGCGATCGAGCATCAGGTTGCCTGTGTTCATCCTGGCAGCCTCGCGATCAGATCAGCCAGCAGCTGGGCATTGGACGACTGCGACCCGGCCTGCAGGGCTTTCAGCTCGGCTTTGCGCTTCTCGATCTCGAGCCGTTTCAGCTCAGCATCTAGCTCAGATGGCCCACCATGCCCGAACATGCCCAGGTGCCGGCCGATGTCGACCAGCGCACCCTTCTTGTCGTGCAGCTTGACCTTCAGCCCTTCCTTGCCTTGGGACACCTCGGCAATGGCACCTGCCGTGTCATCGTCGATCTCAGTGGAGTCGATCAGAGCCAGGCCGTGGTACGGCACCATGTCTTCGGCGCACTCTTCATCGCCGTCGACCATGCGAACCATCGTCTCACCCCAGCGGACCACCTTGCGGATGTCGCTGAAACCGATCTTGGCCAGCTCGCGCAGCACCATGTCCTGGGTGATACCGGTGCGACCGGAGCGTGACTCCATACTCTTGGCGACTGCGGCAGAAACACTAACATTTGCTAACAGCCGTGATCCCTGCTCGTTTGCCGTCTTCTTGCTGTACCCCGCGCGGATAGCGGCTTGCGTGGCATTGAGGTCTATCAGGTATTCGTCCACGAAACGCTGCTGTTTTGCTGTCAGCGCCATAGAAAATTCCTTGAGAGCTAGCTGCCCCGCTTATGAAATAACAGTGATTTCGAGCAGGCTTCGATTGCCTGCGGTTGATCCTAGTCAGCCATCTCCAAGACGGTTGCAGCCTACCGGCGAAGCTAGGTTGCTATAAGAGATAAACGCCCCCTATGCTTGGAAGGACTGCCAGCGAACTGCCATTACAGGCAGGCCTTTTTTACACACCTGTAGGGATCTTCATGAGCCACAAGATTTTCTTGAGCCACAACTACGCAGACAAGCCGATAGTAGAGCCAGTAGCCATTAGGCTGGCCGAGATTTTTGGGCAGTCCAAGGTCTTTTACGACTCTTGGTCCATCAGCCCCGGCGACGGAATCATTGACCAGATGAATAAGGGCCTTGAGGCTCCTGAATTCGTATTTTTCTTCGTTACCGAGAAAAGTCTTGCGAGTCCAATGGTCAAGCTTGAATGGCAAAACGCACTGTTCGCAGCTTCCAGAGGGAAGACCAGGATCATTCCAGTCCGCGTAGATGGAAGCGCAATGCCGCCGCTGCTGACTCAGACGCTGTACATCGACATGTACTCTGTAGGCCTTGAGGCAGCGATAAACCAGATCGTCAACGTTACCCAAGGGAACGCCTCTTTCACGCCTCAGCACGAAGGATTTTCTAACCTTTCATGGTCAGCGAAAGTAAGCGAGCCGGACGTTCTTTCGATAACAATCCGGGCTTCTCATTTTCTGGAACCTAAAGCTAGTTTTGTGATTGAAACTCTGAATAGGGAAGATGAGTTTGCAATAGAATCTAACGCTCCATCCTTCTACGGCGGGCACCATAAAGGTGGGCCGTCCGACCCGGAAGGAAATAAAGTAAACTCTTTTATCTACGAATCCATGGGTGCTGGAATCACCCCCTCACACCCCCTCGAGCTTCGGGTTGTAAATAAAGGATCTGATAGGATAGTGATTGTAGCTATCAGTCATGAAGAAGCAGCAGGTAAGTGGAGACGAGTGCCCATGACCCAGGTATGAGTTACTGATTTTAGAATCAAGCCTAGTTGCTCCCTGGCCCCATCGCGCCACAAAAGGCGGTTCCTTTTTTGTGGCGCGCCACGTCATAAACCGATCAAACCTTGGCGGGATCAGCTTGGCTGATGGTGTGGCTAAACTCCTTATCCTAACGACAGCCCGAGTGCTGCGAGAATCATGGCTATCGCCACAGGAATAACTATCCGCATTAGGTTATCTAGGGCCCACCGAAGCGCTGTCATCCACCATGGTTTAGGCTTTTCAGCGGGAACAAGCGGGAGTCCCGCCGCGCAGTCCTCCGTGATAAGGCGATCAATTCTTTTGCCCTTAATCAGCTTTTCGCCAGTGGTTCGAGATCCCTTAAGATTTGCCTCACCTACGTCCTCGAGATCATACATACTCACGGATTGCCCTCCTGATAGCGTGAGCAAGTGGTGTGTTCTCATTTGATGAGTGATAGACGTTTTCGGAATCGAGGCGCCCAATCCTTCGACCCTTCACACCTGTTACAGTCGAAATAAAAGAAACGTCTTTGAGCCTTGCCAGATTGACATCTGCTGCGTCCAAGCCAATGTCAAAACCACGTACAACAACATCCGTCAGCTGCAATTCGCCAACACCAGTCACTGATATCGCTGTTGCCATTTCTCGACTCCTTTGAAGGAGCCTTAAGAATAGCATTAAGCCATTAGGCAGCAGTTAGGATTACGTGGCGTGGCTCAGCTCGACCGCTTGCACAAATCGCAGTCCAGACGCCGGCAGATCCAGCGCTTCACGCGCGGCCAGTAGGTGATGACGAACATGTGCCGTAGCCCAGCGAGAGCCAGGGCGACGTGCATGGTCACGCCAGCGGTGTTCGGGGTAAAGAACATCCGGTCCGACCTGGCCAGAATGGCGTAGCCGCTCAGGGCGATGACGATGTACAGCATCTTGCCTATCACCCCATCCCTGACCTTGCCGCTCAAGACTGCCCAGGTAGCCCATAGCGCGATGAACCCAGCTGCCAGGGCGTTGACGTATTCGAGAATCATCCGTTCGGCCCTCCGAACTTGGACCTGATGACAGACCAGAGATCAGCGGCCTTGATGGCGCGGGTGACGGCAGCAATGAGTGAGCCGCCGAAGGTGCCCAGCAGGAAGCCTACCCCTGCAACACTGCGAGGCTCGGTGATCCCGAAGTACGCGCTGACCATCCCAGTCAGATAGTGGGCGCAAGCCATACCGGTGAGCAGGAAAAGAATCCATGCTTTGCGGTCTGTCAGGTCATCCTTGTGCCAGCGGGTGGCCACCAGGGCGCCAAGTAAACCCGCAATGGCCCAGTCGATCAGCTCGAGCAGGCGGTGAAAAAAATCCATGCTCGATCCCTTGGTGTGCGTGAAGTGAAGGCTGGACGGGAAGCAGTCGTCGACTTTGAGTTGCCACACCGATGAGCCAGGATATGCCTGAGCGGAGGTTGGCCGGCCAATAAATGATTCTATCAAGCGTGTCAAGTAGACGGTTTCAGAATATTGAGTTCTAGCCCAATCCAATAACACCGGCTCATGAAGCCAGTGAGCGGAAAAATTATCTTGCGACTCTAGCTGCAGCTTGCACATGGCCTTTTGGCCTGGTCTGCTAGGCGGCCTACTTTTTTCGGAGAAAGGGAATGCACCCTTCAGTCAATATCGAATTTATGGATAAGCAAGGCAACGTAAAATCGCACCCACCAGGAGCACCGGTAGTCAGAATAGTTATCGGCCAGGTGAAGACCTCGGACCCCACATTCCCAACCGGGAAAAATCAAGAGACCGTATACGCACTGATAGATACTGGCGCGGATGACGTATATATCGATGACGCGCTTGCTACCAGGTTGCAGTTGCACCGAACGAGCAGCAGGAACGTTCAAGGGGCGACATCGACCATCCAGAGCTGGGCCCATGCTGGTTTTTTCTGTTTTTCTGGAACGCAGAAGAATTATGCTGCTGACTTCGTAGCCACGCCGTTGGCTGGGAATGGCCGTAAATACCAAGTTGTTTTCGGCATGCAGCTTCTAGACAAGGGAGTTCTGGAGATGGATTTCCACCGCCACACCTACCGCTTCAGTCTTGAAGACTGCTTGCCTTAAAGAGAAACCCAAACGCGGGGTTCGGGCCTCTTGAGGCCCTCTTGGGGGGCAATAAAAAACCCGGCGCAGGGGCCGGGTCTTGTTATGCGTTTGCCAAAGGCAAAATTGTCAGAATGGCGAAATAGTGTCACTAGCCGGACATTTCGTCAAGCGGCCATTTTCATCTCTTTCAACACTCGGGAAACGGGCACCAGCGCATCGCGGTCCAGGTCGCTGCAAGCGGCAAAACAGGCGTCAATGAAACCCTCCCATTCCCTGCCCCACTGCTCGGACGAAAGCTCCAGGCCGTGGATGGCCAGCAGCCAGGCGCGGAACACTTCAGGCGTTGGGCATGGGTCGATTCCTTCGCTTTGCCCACCCTGGTGCATGCGGCGGTACCGGTGCAGTACACCAGAGGCTACGGTGCGGGCCTTCTCGAACTTCTTGGCGTACATCTTCGGTCCGGCGTTGTAGGCGGCGATGAACACCATTTCCTCGGCCTGCTCCCGGTCGTCGTGGTTCTCGATCGGGTTATACATCCAGCTTCCGAAGGCCCGCAGCGATTCCGGCAACGTACCGATGGCCTGCTGGACGTACCCGGCCAGGGCCTGGTGCATCGCATGGCTGGCCTTGCGCTGCTTCTCGGTGGTCTGGACCATTGCTCCGAGCATACCCAGGTTCTCGATGAACGAGCCCTGGCTGTCCCACGCGGTGTAGAAGCAGTCATGCCAGGCCTGCCGCGCGTTGTTCAGTTGCATGGGCCTTCCCCCTTCTTGAGTCGGTTCGCAATGGTGTTGCCGTAGATCACGCACCAGGTCGAGGTGACGGCAATGGCCAGCAGCAATGCCCAGGCCGTGTCACTGATAGTCCAGGTCATGCTGCTTCCTCCATCGGCTCAATACGGACGCGCACAGCGCCGCCCTTGGTCGTCTCCTTGCTCACCCTGATCTGGGTGGCGAATACGTTGTCGTCGATGGCCAGGGCATCTGCCAGCCCGTCACGTCCAGCCTTGAACATGGCCAGAAGGTTGTCGTCGTCGCGCCGGCGGCGGTCGGGCGGCACGAACTCGACCACCAGTAGGGCCTGGCCCACGGGCGATTGCAGGCCGGCCTGCTTGGCGAGCACATGGCACGCCGCACGGTAGGCCTTGGCCGCCCTGCTCTTCTTCGACCAGTGCACCCGGGCGTTGGGGCTACACGCGGCCGGCGGCCATGGGAGCGTCAGTTCGTTCATGCGGCCCCCTTGACTGTCATCAGCCCGGCGCGGATAAGGGCCTCATGCGTCTCTGCGATGGCCCTCGGCATGTCTGACCAGTCGACCTCGCCCCGGCCACGCCCGTCCAGAACGTCATGGCAGGCCGAGCAGGCGTAGACCGCCACTGTGTCGAAGCCCTTCATGCCCATGCCCTTCTGGCCGCATGGCAGGTGCGCCAGCACGGTCGTCTCGGGATTGAAGTTGCAGGTGCCTGGGATGCGGACTGTGCAGTCCTGGCCGCGGGCGCTTTCGCGGACCTTCTTGCTCACCACCCTCATACCTCGTCACCCCACTTGTAGAACACGCCACCCATAGCCAGCGCGGTGCCGAAAATCATCCAGAATGCCGGGCTGCTCATGTACACGCCAACCATTGCCAACTGAGCCGCCAGTGCCCCGCCGAGCAGCGCTGTGATCGCTGAATACCCAGTCTTCATGCCGCCACCTCGCCCACCAGGTCGCCGAAGAAAACGCCTCTGGGTGTGAACTCGGCCAGGATGCGGTCGGTGTAGGCCACGCCCTGCGCGCGATTGAACAGGCTGGTCACCGGGAACCCGTCCGGGCCAAACAGCTTGCACTCTCCCATCATCGCCAGCTTCTCCTCGTACGGTAGGTGGCGCATGACCCGATACCAGGCCTGCTGGAACTCGGGGTCTTCGTTCAGCAGGATCTGCACGCCGATGTGCAGCTTGCAGTAGCGCCGGGCGTCGGCCGCGTCACCGATCTGGGTCATCTCCGCGATGCGCTTGTAAAACGCGAACCACAGCGCGTTCTGGTCCAGGGTTCGGTCCTTTCCAGGGCGCAGGCTCACCACCACGAACTTCTTGTCGCGGAACATGCTGGTCAGCTTGCTAATGGCCTCGGAGAGTTTGGTGGTGCTGTTAACGCTGATCTTGTCGGTCATCACGCCACCTCACACTCAGGCCAGATCAACTGCGCCTCACGCAGCGCACCCGCACGGTCCAGGCTCTGCTCCATCAGCACCATCTGGAAGGCCTTGGGGCCTACGATTACTGTCCATACGCGCTTCATGGGGTCACCTTCAGGCCTTGGGCCTCGATTAGTTGAGCCACATCATCCACATCGACCAATCCCCGAAGCGCGGGCGGCAGCTCCACCACCACGGCGGCGCGGGAGGCCTGCCAGATCAGGAAATAGATTGAGTGGGGATGGATCAGCTCTCTTTTGCACCACGCAGCGAACTCTGCGTAGCCTGGATGGGCTTCGATTGACTGCTTGACCAGCGAAGGCAGGTCTGCGCGCATCTTGTGGGTGTCCATCAGTGCTTCTCCTGCATGGCTTTGCCGATCTCGGCGGCTGCGCGGACGATGGCTCGGCGCAGTGCTGCACGCTTGCCACCTGCCTCAGCCACGCTCTGCATGATTGAGTTGCATGAGTCAGGGCCGGTCGGGTAAGTGGCGTAGGCGCACGGGCCAAAGAACCGATCGTCGTATCCGGTGCTCAGGCAGAGCCTGTGCCGAAGGTTTTTTGCCTGGTCCAGGTCGGCAAGTGGATTCCAGGGATAGTCCCTGGTCTCACCGCCATCTTCGGGATTGCCACTCCAGTGCTGAACGACCTCCCTCGGCGAGTCACCATCCCACCAGAGGTCTACACCCGAAGCCTTGGCGGCTAGGTCGAGCAATTCACGATCCTCAAGGTTCATACCCCCTCCCTGGCCGGCTGCCCGGCGCGCTTGATGTTCAACTTGGCCAGCAGGTGTGCGCGGCATGCAGCGGCGCCATTCGGGATTTGCTGGACTTCCAGCAGGCGCACCTGGCGTTGAGCGGCGTACTCGTCAGCCAGCTGCGCAGCGCCCTTCTGGCTGTCGTGGCCGATGCCGGTGGCGATATCGCCCAGTGGCTCGCCGGCGACCAGCATGCGGATGGTGATGTCGTAGGCCCGGGCGAAAACTTTCTCAGCCCGTTCCACCTCCATCGACCCCAGGTTCTGCGCCTCACATTGCAGGGCCGCGTGGCGCACCGCTGCGTGCGTCCAAACGCGTGACCCTGCCCTGCTGGGGTGGAAGTTCTCCAGCGCCTCTGCCAGGGCCCTCGCAAGCGGCGGTATGCCCATCTCTTCCGGCGTCGGCTGGCACAGCTTGATGAACTTGCCGCTGCTCGGTGCGAAGTCGGTACCGAGCCCCCGGCATTTCTGGATGCCGAAGCGGATCTGCTCCAGGGTGTTGATGCCGGCGGCGACGAAGGACTTGATCCAGCTGCGCTTGGCAGCCTTCAGCGCGTCATCGTCCGGCCAGGCCTGCTTCCACGCCGGGAAGATGGCCTGCAGCTCCTTGAACAGGGCGTTGACCACTTCGGTGGTGCCTGGGTCCAGCTGCTGGGCCGGGGCGTGAACCTCGGCAGGCAGGTTGCTGGCCTTGGCCATGATCTGCGTCACGCTGCGCAGTTTCGGTTGTGCGGTCATAAGCCCCCCAGGTCATCTGCCCAAGTGGTGTCGTTGAAGTCGGGGCCGTTGCGGCGCTGGCCCTGCTGGGCACCCGGCAGCATCTTCTCCGGGAACAGGCCGGTCCAGCCGTTGCTGATTGACTGGTTGATAACGGCGTCAGGCGAGTGGTGGCCGGCCAGGGTCTTGGCCTGCTTCGCGCAGGTGGTGGCGGTCAGCGGCTTGCGGATCTCTTTGCGGTGCTGGCACCAGTCGGCCCAGGTCTGCTCGCTCACGTTGGAGGGTTTGCAGGTCATGGGGTCAAACTTCGTGGCCTTCTTTTTCGCCGAGGGAGCGGAAGCGACCGTCTGCTCTACTGGTTCAGTGACTGGTTCAAAAGAGTGACTGGTTCTGGGGGCAGCTCCTGCCCCACCCCCTGGGTTATCTCCTGCCCGAGGTGGGTTATCTCCTGCCCCACCACATAGGGCAGGAGCTGCCCCACCCTCCAGCGCCAGGTGAAACACGTTCGACTGGTTAAGCTCACCCTTGCGGCGGAATTCACGGCGCAGCAGTCCAGACTTCTCCAACTCGCGGACGTGAACCTTGACGGTGGAGCGGCCGATCTCGCATTGGTCTGCGATGTGCTGATACGACGGCCAGCACTCACCCATATCGTTGGCGTTGTCGGCCAGCTTGATCAGCACAAGCTTGCGTAGGGGGTTGCCGACCTTGGTCTTCATGGCCTTGACCATCAGTTCCATGCTCATTGGGCGCGCTCCATGGACGCTGCGTCCCTCTGCTGGCACGCGAGGATCAGAGCTGTATTGCGCTCATCCCGCGCAGCGTTGCCACGGCTCCGCATGCCGACGACGTGCCGGTAAGCCCGGAATTTCAGGCCGGTCCCGGATGGCATGTCGTGCGCAGCCTCTTGCAGATCGCAGCAGACGTCGCCGTAGCAGAAGGCGCCCCACTCGCTTTCCCGGAAATCGGTCGAATCGAGTTCGTCTACGTAGAAGTCACGCGCCGCTTCGCAGTGGGCACAGGTCTTGTAGGTCGAAACATCGCCCTCCCAAAGACCCGAGACGTACTCGTAGCGCTCGCCTGGCTCGATGTGCCCATGGCATTCGGTGCAGGTGTGACGCTTGCGCGCGACACGGTGCGTTTCGGTATGGAATGCTGGGTTCATGCTGCACCCCGCACGGCCTTGTCGTGGGTGTGCAGGCCGTCCCAGTTCTTCTTCATGGGCAGCTCGCCCGCCAGGTACAGCTCGTACAGGCGCACGGCGCCCTTGCGCAGCAGGATCGGCGTGTAGCTGATGAAGGCGTCTTTGCCGTGCGGGGTGACTTCGTGCTGGTGCTCGGTCATGTACTTGTCGCGGGCATAGGCAGCGACGCGGTAACGGGTACCGGATTTGCTTTCGTTGTAAAGCCAGTTGCGACCCTCAAGGAAATGGCCCACCTGCATGACGTTGACCCCATTGAGGCCCTTGCAGAATTGGACGTGGCTCATGCCCTCCTTGAACAGGTTCTCCAGGTGGTCGATCTTCTTGGCCTGGGCCTCTACTTGGACGGTCAGGTGCAGGCGGGCCTGCTCAGCCTCGAAGGCCAGCTGAATCAGCTCCATGCGGGAGAGCTCGCGGGGCTGGGCGACCTGTGCTTCCAGCTCGCGCCAGCGCTTGATGACGGCCAGCCGCATCTTGGCGCTGTAGCCGGTCAGCAAGGTGTCGGTCATCTCACGATCGAGGTTGAAGCACGGAAGGCTGCGCCCGGTGCTGTCTTTGTACTGAGCCGAAAGTTCGGCCCAGTCAATTTCCAGCTCGGTGAGCATGGAACGGATATCGGCCAGCACGTGCTTGTGCGCCTTCCCGGTTAGCTCGGAAATTTCGAGCGATGACATCGTGCGCGCCACGAAATCGTGGTTCGCATTTTGTGGCGCGGGCCGGATGAGGGCCTGTACACTTGGGGTCTGCATATGCATAATTCCCTTCAGAGTTTTGTGTTGCAGAGAGCCGGGCCGTAATCCCGGCTTTTTTGTGCCCGCAATTCGGGCTTATCAGGGCCTGTTCAGGCCTTGCGCTGGAACGGCGTGACCGTCCCCCTCGCGTTTCGAGGTTTCGTTCGGCTGGCCAGCTCTCGATCAATCAACTCGGCTGCTAGCGCTTCCGGGGTGATGCCCCGCTTACGCGCCTCTCGCTCAAGCAAATCCATCGATCCCGGGTCCAGACCGAATTGTTCGGTCGGCATAGGGCCTCCTCGCGGCCTTCAGGCTGCGGTTTGATCGCCGGTATTCTCCGAAGCCAGCGCAGCCAGCTGCGCTTCCAGCAATTCGCGGCACAGCACGGCACGCTGGGTGCGGTGATACGCGGCCAGCGCCTGTATCAGGTTGAATGTGTCCTCATCGACCCGGACCTTGATCTCGCGGTCATGCAGGTGCTTGGGGTTGGCGTACATACGGGCTACTGCTCCTTGCGGTTATGGGTGTTAGGCGGCGGACTTCTGGGACGGAAACGGACGCTGCTCTTGAGCAGTCACGGTGCCGTCATCGCAGACAGTCACGTAAACATCGCGGCCCACCCGGATTGCCTTGCTGAGGCCTCCTTGGGTGCAGCCGAGCATCTGAGCAGCCCTGGTGTGGCCATGCTCTTTTGCAAATTCGGAAAGCGGGATGCGGCGCATTGCGACGTCCTCATCAATGGATCTACGGCGGCAGTATGACCGGCGGTATTGTTGTTAGTCAATACCGCCGCTATTGGTGCGGCCAATACCGGTGGTCATATCATTCGCAGATGACGAAAAACTCTCGAAAGGTTCCGCTTGCTGATTGGCAGGTGGAGGACAGCAAGCGTCTGAAGGCGCTATATGCCGCCAAGCGTGCGGAGCTTGGACTGACCCAGGATCGCATCGCCGCCGAGCTTGGTGAAGGCGTTACCCAAGGGGCTGTCAGCCACTTCATGAATGGGCGGACAGCGCTTAGCCTTCGTGCGGCCACTGTCTTTGCGAAAGCCCTTCAGGTGCCGGTTTCTGCCTTCAGTCCAAGGCTCGCTGATCAGCTTTACGATATGCGCTCGGTGCCCCTGACCGACACTGTCGCTGTCTCTGATTTGTTGAATGAATATCAGGTCTCCCCGGCCAATCAAGAGTCGACCGCAGCGACCCCGCTACCAAGCGGTTCCGACCAAGACGACCTTGATGGGCGATATGCCTATATCCCTCAATACGACGCAAAGGCTGCAGCTGGCCTGGGCAGCGAGAATCCCCATGTCGAGGTTCATTCGACACTGGCATTTAAGCGCGACTGGCTGAAGGCGAAGGGCGTGAAGCCTGAAAGCCTGGCAGTCATCTACGCCGAGGGGCAAAGCATGTGGCCAACGATCAACAGTGGTGACGTGCTGCTGGTCGACCAGTCGCGGATCGAGCCAGCTGATGGTCAGGTGTTCGTGCTTGCCGGAACCGACGGCGCAATCGTAAAGCGCTTGATCCAGGGACCTCTGGGCCAATGGACCTTGCGTAGCGACAACGAAGACAAGGATGAGTATCCCGACCGGTCTCACCTTCGCAGCAAGGGGAACGAGCATCGGATCATTGGTAAGGTGATCTGGCGGGGCGGCGATCTCTAGCCCACCACTCTTCTTAAATGAAGCTTCAATCAAATCGAGATTTTTTATGGACAAGCGGGAAGCTGCCAAGAAAGCAAGGATGGAATTGCTTAGAGTCAGTGCTGGAGATTTTGCTAGATTCCTGTCAGCCATGGACGGAGGGAGTGATGATTGCCCTGTCTGCGGATGTGATGAGTGGAATATCGGCTGCCCTGGAGGTGGGGATTCCGACTCGTACAGGATCGGAGTGCCTGTACGAAACGCACCAGAAGTCTTCTATTTATCCCTCTTCACGTACGGTTGTGCCAAATGTGGATACATCAGATTCCACAATGCTGTTCAAGTACGCGATTGGGTGATCGCCAACCCTGCGGTGGACAAACCAGACACAGGCACAGAGCCGGTCGATCCCGAAGACTTCAACGACGGCGGCTCGATAAATGAGTAAACGCCCGCTGTACACCGCCGACAAAATGAAGGCAACACTCGACCTCTGCACACCCATCAGCAAAAATTACCACACAAACGCGGATACAGCTCAGCCGGATTTACCTAGTGACATAGACAGACCTCTGGTGAATACTGGGGCCATGAATGACATCACACGCGAAGAGTTACGATCCACCTTGTCCGAAATTGAGGCTCGGATGGATAGGCGTTTCGAGCGCCTCGAGCAGGCTGAGGAGCGTCGATCAGAAGCTTGGCGACGAGAGCAAGAAGCCTACCGCCATGAGCAAAAAATGCGTGACCAACTCTATGCCGAGAGATTCGAAGCTACTGGCAAGCGTCTTGAAGATCGAGATCAGGTCATAGATTCGAAGCTAAATACCGTCGCTGCCTCTCTCAAATCGATGACCGAAAAAGTCGACGGCTTTTCAGAGGATCTGAGGTCAAAGCTCGACGACGTGCGCAGCTCCAACCGTAATACAGTCCTAGCTATCTTGGGGATAGCCGTATCGGTAGGGATTGCCACAGTAATAGGTTTATGGGGTGCTAACTCTACGATCGTCGGCAGCGCCTCATCTATTTTCGTAGCCGGGCAGCAACAGGCCGTAGACCAGAAGGCTCTTCAAAAACTTCTTCAAGAAGCAAAGCTTCAGTCAGCCGAAACCCGGCTACTGTTGGATAAGATCAGAGCCGAGCAGCCTGATCGATCAGCCCCCTGAAACGCTTTCAGAACTGCATGAGCCCGCCGCTGAGCGGGCTTTTTCATGTCTGGATGATGGCGGATCGCCACAGTGATAGAATGCCTTACCACCTACTCTGAGCCTGTAACCCGATGAAAAAAGTATGGATGCCATTGGCGCTAGCACTTGCCTTATCTGCATGCGCCACCCCTAACCAGCAAGCGGTCCCAAGAGTGCCTTTCCCGGTATCCGAGTACGACGCTTTGCCGAAAACTGGTACGGGCTCACTGGCAGGCCAGGTGTTCATGCGCACAATGGGCGGCGATGTGAAATTCGGGGCTGGCAGTGATGTTCATCTGCAGCCTGTAACTGCCTATACCCAGCAGTGGTACACAGTTAATTACCTGGAAGGCCGCCCGCTTGAGCCGGCCGACCCGCGCGCCCTGCAAGGGACATTGGTAACTCAAGCAGATGGCAGCGGTAATTTCAGCTTCACGAACGTGCCGCCTGGGCGATATTTCCTGAGCTCGAAAGTCCAATGGCAAGCCCCCACTCAGTTTGGGCTCCTGCCCCAGGGAGGCGTGGTAGCCAAGATCGTGACGATATCTGATGGGGTACAAGCCAGAGAGATGCTTACTAAGTAGGAAGCGCATATACAGAAGCCCGCCAAGTGCGGGCTTTTTTGTGGGCGCAAGAAAAAATATGACCGGAGGTATTGACCATGGGAAATACCGGCGGTATTGTTCACCCATCGAGACGTTCAGCCCCTCGACAGGCCCTCAAGCCGACCGCTCTTTAACAACCAGCGCAACAACCAACAGACCGCATTGCCTCTACCGGCGACCGGCGATCAGACAGCCCCGAAAGGCTGCCCACGACAGGGAGAACCCTGTACGGCTGATCGAGAGCGAAAGGCTCGAACCGTTACGCCCAGTAGGCACGAACGACCCGGTATGCAATGCGCCCCGCCACCCCGGCGGTAATGGGAGAAACACCAGATTCGATAGGTGGCCACTGCCTGCCCAGTGAGCGAGCAATAGGAGATTCCGCCATGAAGTAACCAGACGATTCGCCCGTGAGGCGCAGCAAGCCTGAAGGCTGCGCCCAATACCTGACAGGCAGCGGCAAGCAGGGCCGACGATGTGACCGCGCATCAGTCTTCGGGCAGGCCCAACCGAAATGACGACGTGTATCGCAGGCGAGTCCGAGGGCATCAGCTGGCCAGACTCGACGCATGGAGGGAAGCGCCTCCCGCCTGCACCCCTTCCCTTCACATACGACCGCATTAGGCAGGCGCCAGGCCACCTTTCACGGTGGGTTTGGTCACCCGCGCCTGGCTCCTGGCCAATGCGGTTGGCTACCGAGGTTCAAACGATGAGCAACAAGGACACTTTTGCTTTCCCGACGCCGGCGAGTGAGTACGCCGGTCACGGCACAGCTTTCGGCATGACCCTACGCGACTACTTCGCAGCCCACGCACCTGCTGTACCCAATGATTTTGGGTGGGCTGATGGTGAAACTGATCTTGTCCAGCGCATGACCCGCTGGCGTTACGCCTACGCCGATTCAATGCTCGCCGCCCGGGTGAAGCCATGAGCGGCTGGATCAAGTGCAGCGACAGGCTGCCTCTTGAGGTAAGCGTTGATATTCCGTTCCGGAGCGTGGAGGTGATCGCAACTGACGGCGTCACCGTAACGCAATGCACCTTCGATGCCGGAAACGGCTGCGGGAAACCTTGGGCTGCCTGGAATGGCTACAACAACATCCCGGCCTCACAGATCACCCACTGGCAGTACCTGCCTTCACCACCGGAGTGAGCGATGAAGATCAGAGGCCAGCAGGTATACAGCCATGAAGACCGCATCCGCCGAATGATCCTAGAGGATGCGAATGGATGCTGGAACTGGACAGGGTCTACACGAAATGGCTACGGCCGGCTTGTCATTGGCTCCCGCACCCAAGGATCCAGGAAGAGCGTTTCTGCTCATCGCCTATCTCACGAAGTTTTCCTAGGACCAATCCCCAAGGGTTTGGAGGTTTGTCACCGATGTGACAACAGGCGATGTGTAAACCCTGACCACCTGTTTGCCGGAACCAAGCAAGAAAACATGGACGATAGAGATGCTAAGGGCAGGAACAACCCACCGAAAGGAGAGGCCTGCTGGGCATCGAAGCTTACTGCGACGGATGTGATTTCCATGCGACGACTCCGCACATCTGGATGGAGCTACAAGGCTCTGGCAGGTCGATTTGATGTGTCAAAGAAGACCGCAATCCAGGCCTGCAAAGGACAATCCTGGCAGCACGTCGAAGACCCTTCCCCACCCACCGATTAACCCACCACCTGGAGGCGACCATGGCCGACCACGCCGATCTGTACGCCGATAGCGCCCAGGCACGCGCCTTGGATCGTCGCCTCTCCGCTGACGAGCAGGTGCACTGGGCTGCTCATGTAACCCCAGAAGAAGCAGCAGAAGACAACATGGCGTGGCTGGATACCCTGCGCGCTCGCGACGAACAGCAGCAAGCCAGCAGCCGCCGAGCAATCGCCTCGGCGCTTGGAAAGATGGAAGCACTTTGCGGCTCAGTTGCCGCTCGGAGGACAGCATGAACAAGGGTATTCGTCAGGCGGTTGTCGACATCATCGACTCCCGCTTCGTTGCGATCTGCGCGAATTTTAGCGAAGCGGTCCGTGGCGAACTGATCATGGCTATAGACATGGCCGGCCTCACTGGAGCTATCGATTTAGCCGAACAACGCAGCTATACCGAGCGGCTTAATCGGATCATCGATCGCAACTATCAACAGCTGGCAGAGAACCTCGGGAGGGTGGCATGAGCACCGCACCGGTCAAATCGCTGATTGACGAGCAGCTTGAACAGATTGAGCGCAGCCTGGCCATCATCAGCTTCGGGCTTCCCTTCAACGAAGTGATCGGCCTTCCTCGTGAGTTACCTGTGGCCAGCCTCAAGCGCCAGCTGAGCGCTACCATGAAAGGCCGGCGCATCGCTGTGAGGGTCAGGCCGTGACCCGCCAGCAAGCACGACGCTGGGCATTCTGGCGCGGCAGCTTCATCACGCTATCCCTGTGCACCGCATGGATGTTGGCCAGCGCATACGCCGACCGCATCACCTCCTGAGGCACCCCATGAACACAACACCCCGCTTGGCCGCCCAGCTCGACTGGATGACGGTCGGTTCGTTCTTGCCTGAGCAGTACCAGGGCGATGAGCGCAAAGAGTACGAAGACGAGGCTGCTCGAATTGAGTGGCAGTGGGACAACCAACCTAGCTGAGGTGCCGCATGGCAACCGTAACCCTGATCCTCGGCAAGTCCGGGGCTGGCAAAAGCGCATCTCTGCGCAACTTCAAGCCTGATGACGTCGCTCTGGTGCAGGTCATCAAAAAGCCGCTTCCCTTTCCGGGCTCCAAGGCCTGGAAGTCCTACGTCACCGACAACTGGGTCAAGGTAATCGGCGCCTGCCGCCAGACCAAACGCAAGGTGGTCGTGATCGACGACTTCCAGTACATCCTGGCCAACGAGTTCATGCGCCGAAGCGAGGAGAAAGGGTTCGACAAATTCACCGAGATCGGCCGGCACACCTGGAACATCTTCGAGGCACTGCTCAGCCTGGCCGACGACGTTCGCGTCTACATCCTCAGCCATACGGAAGAAACGGACGCAGGCCAGATCAAGATGAAGACCATCGGCAAGATGCTGGACGAGAAGATCACTTTGGAGGGCATGGTCACCATCGTCTTGCGCTCAGTAGTCAGCGACGGCCAACACCTGTTCAGCACCCGCAACAACGGGTCGGACACCACCAAGGCCCCGATGGGCATGTTCAACGAGGCGATGATCGACAACGACCTCGCTTTGGTCGATGCCGCGATCTGCGAGTACTACGACCTCACCAACACCACTCAGGCCGCATAGGAGCCTTCTGAATGTTCAATCTGGACGCAAATGCCGCGCGCGCCGCGGACAACAAGTCTGCCTTCATTGACGAAGCGGGCAAGTTCATTGGCGAGTTCCTGCGCGCCGAGTACATGGAGAAGCAGGAAACTGGGTCGACCGGGATCGGGTTCACCTTCAAGAGTCGCGACGGTGCCGAGGCCACTTTCTACCTAAACCTGACCTACCAGCACGGCACCCGCAACGAGGGCGGCTACGCCATGATGAACGCCATCATGGCCTGCCTGCAGCTGCGCACCGTAGGAGCCCCGCAGCCAACCCAGTTCGAGAAATGGAACAACGACACCAAGCAGCGCGAGCAGGTAACTGCACCCGGCTTCCCTGAGCTCCTGAAGAAGCCGATCGGCCTGCTCATCCAAATGGAAATCGAGAAGAACAGCCAGACCGGAATGCCTCGGCCGATCATCTACGCCCCCTTCAGTGCAGAGTCGGAGAAGACAGCATCCGAGATCCTCGACCCCCGCTGCACCAGCCCAGCCAAGTTGGAGAAAATGGTTCAGCAGCTGATGAAGAAGCCGGTGCATGACCGTCGTCCGAAGTCAGCGCAGAGCGCCGCCATGCGTGGCCAAGCCGACAACTACGACTACGGCAGTCCGCCTGACTTTTCAGATGACATCCCCTTCGATTGAATCGCGTCTGCGCCGCAGGCGAGTGCGGCGCCTTGAGGTGCATAGCCATGCCACTTTCAACCATTCTTGATCTGCTCCAGCGCCGCAAAGAACTGGAGCAAAACCTGCAGCTACTTTTCAACCGCAGTTGCCAGTGGGGTCGCGCCGAGCGCGTCCGCGGCGCTGCCACCATCGAGAATCTGACACAGCAGCTGTTCGAACTCACCGAGCAGATCGACGCGGCGCGCGCTGCATGAAGCGCATCACCAATCTGGTCCGCCAGCGCCGGCGGCAAGAACAGTTCCACCTGCCGCCCAGCGGCCTATCGGAGCACAGACATGCAGAAAGAACCTTCTGGAGTGGTAACCCTGCCGGCCTGGCTGAATCGGCCGGTCAAGAAGCTGTGCAACACCCGCAGCGGCGGCCAGTACCGGCCTGATGATGTGGCCCTGGCCTTCGCCCTGAGCCTACGCATGCACGACAGCGCCGACCACCTGCGCAGGCTGGCCCGGCGCCTGGTCGACAAGGTTTGCCTGGAGCACCAGCCGAACATGAAGCGCCTGGCCCGCGAGCCGGACGACGCCAAGGTGTTCGACGCGGTGCTCAAGATCATCAACAGGGTATGCGACCTGCTGGAGTACGCCCCGGGTACCGCGTTCGTGCGCAATGGAGGCGATGATGGCTCTGACGCAGCAGCAGCGTAATGAAAACGCTGAGAGGAAACGCATCAAGTTCGACGAGAAGGCGCTGAGGCACCGGGTCCGCCCGGGCATCCATCAGGCGATGGACCGGATCTGCGAGCGATCCAAAGGCATGCAGATAAACGAAGTGCTTCAGATGGCGATCCTGAAGATGGACGCCATGAGCGATGATGACCTGGCCAAGTTCCTGATGGTGCGCCACGAAATCCTACTCAGCGAAAATGTGGTGCAGGCATTCAATGACGCCAGTGCTCGCAAGATCCTTTCGGATCCAGACCAAGACGCTGACGACGAAATCGAACGCCCAGCCGCCTGACCCCGCGCAGCCCGCCAGCGCCTTCCCCTATTCAACGATAACGCCTCCCCGGCGAGGAGCCGCATGGCTGCGTATTACAACGAAATCGACCCATACGCCGCGCAGTGGCTCCGCAACCTAATTGCCGCAGGCCATATCGCGCCTGGCGACGTAGACGAACGCTCGATCGAGGATGTGCACCCCGATGACCTCAAGCACTACACCCAATGCCACTTCTTCGCCGGCGTCGGCGTTTGGTCCTATGCCCTTCGTCGCGCCGGCTGGCCAGATGATCGACCTGTTTGGACCGGTTCCTGTCCGTGCCAACCTTTCAGCGCGGCAGGCGCGGGCGCTGGGTTTGATGACCAGCGGCACCTGTGGCCGCACTTCCATTGGCTCATCAGCGAGCGCCGGCCTGCAGTCGTCTTTGGAGAGCAGGTTGCAAGCAAGGACGCAGACCCTTGGCTCGACCTTGTACAAGCTGACGTGGAAACCATGGCTTATGCCTTCGGGGCTGTCGCGTTCCCGTCTGCGGGCATCGGTGCTCCGCACATCCGAGACCGGACGTACTGGGTGGCAGACACCAACAGCCATCGACAGCCGACGCGGCGATTATCAGTACGACCAAGGCGACAAGTCGAAGCCTCGACCGTCGAATCAGGGAATGGCCAAGCTGGCGGCCTGGCCAAAACCGAATGCCGGCACGCCGCAGAGCTTGCGAGGCAATGGGCAAGATCCCGAAGCACGCAAGGCACAGGGGCACCAGGTGAACTTGAAGGATGCGGTTCGCTACTTGATCCACGACCAGCCGGCCCGGTTAACAGCCTGTGGGCAGATGCTGACTGGCTCTTCTGCCGGGATGGAAAGTGGCGGCCAGTTGAATCCGGCACATTCCCGCTGGCTGATGGGGTTGCCGGCCGAGTGGGACTTAACGGCTCCGATTGGCGCACCCCGGCAGGCGAAGAAAAAAGTGGCAACAGGGTAGGTAGACTCAGAGCCTATGGGAACGCGATAAACGCGGAAGCCGCTAGGGTATTTATTGAGGCCTATTTAGATGCCACAAATGGATAAAGCTGCGCGCGCAGCGTATGACCGTGAATACCGCGCAAAAAACAATGAGCGGAAGAAGGCGTACGAGGCGCAGTGGAGAGCCGAGAACGCCGAGCACTTGAAAGCTAGGGGCGCCAAAAGACGGCTGGAAAAGCGGGCCAAGTGCCTCATCGCTGCCGCCAGGGTCCGAAGTAGAAATAAGGGCCATGCTTTTGGTCTGGATGATTTTTCGGCAGAACTTCAGTCCAGAATTGACAAAGGCAAATGCGAGCTAAGCGGCGTCAGCTTTGACCTTTCTCCCGGTCGTAAACCAAACAGTCCAAGCCTGGATCGCATAAATCCGGCGCTTGGCTACATACCCTCCAACGTCAGGGTGATCTGTCATGCCCTGAATGCTGCACTTGGGGATTGGGGCGAAGAGGCTCTGCAACCCATCATGGCTGGATGGCTCGCTCGCCATCAATGCTGAAGCGGCGGCGCACTTCATAGCCGCCTATCTCGACACCCAATAATCCCGCGAGGTATCCCCATGCCCACAGAAAACCGATCCAGCAACACAGAGACGATAAGCGTGCCACGCGAGCTGACGCCAGAAATGCGCGAGGCCTTTCATAACTCATACGAGGCCTACGAGGACGGTCAAGGTGAATGTCCGGATAGTCAGTGGCAGGCAATGCTGCGCGTCGCACCGAAGCCAGCCCCGCAGCCCCACCCCGACCCTATAGCCTGGATGGTTGGTACTGCCTTCTGGTGGACCAAAGAAGAGGCAGAGCGAGATGCGGCGGCGACTGGGCTGGCGATTGTTGGCCTGGGGCCGATGACCGATAGCGGCGAGGTTGATCAGCTACGCGAGGTCATCAAGCATTCGGATGATCAGATCATGCGGCAAAGCCTGCGGATCTCGAATCAGCGCGCCCAGCTGGCCGAGCGGGATTCGCTGCTGGATCGCGTCGTTGATCACGCCAAGTTCTGGCATGACCACCCATATGCCGAAGTCGTCGAAGGCATCGCCAAGGACTACAAAGCCCTATCCGCCAGCGCAGAGCCGCAGGTGAAGTCGTGAAGACGCATTTCGCACCATTCACCGACCTGGATGCCATTGAGCAAGCGCCCTGCGGCACCTGGCTAGCGGAATCCTCCGAGCTGTCAGGCGATTGGGCCATGGTCGATTGCCTGCTTCAGGCACGCAAGGAAAAGATCATCGCAGCGGCAGCAGCCGAAGAGCGCGCCATCGTTGAGCAGATGGGCGACATGGCTGCCTTCATGCGCGCGGAAGACTCCACCCCACAAGAGAACATCTGTACTCCTCGTCTGTAACCCCTCTCCCCTCTATTCACTGCCGCGATATGGCGGCCAAGGAACGACTGTGCCTGTAGAAAAAACTGCTCTCGACTCTATCGATCTGGACGCCCTGCATGTCGCCGCCAAGGCTGCCGCAGTGGATGTGATCCGCTCTCACGGCTGGAAGGGAATGGTCGAAGACGCCGACCTGCTTGGAACCGATGAGCGCTACTTGGCTCTCGCTGATCCTGCTGTGGTATGCGCCCTGATCGATGAACTAAAGACATCGCGCGATAACTACGAGGGCGCGCGCATGCGTATCAAGGAACTGGACCTCTTGTTTGGTCGGTATCTGGTAGGAATGCGCGGTGCCGTGATTGAGTGGCGGCACGGGCAAGGTGCAGAAGTCGGCATGCAGTGGATTTGGAACGGCTTGGTCGGACCTGGCGAGCTTCCGCCCGAAGGAGAGACGCAGGCCCAGGCCTATTTTGACCGCGAGATCGTTGCTATCGAAGCAGGCCTGGAAGAGGTTTACGCCTTCTTCGAAAAGCGGCGCGCAACCAAGCAGGCAAAGTCATGACCCGCCTCGCCCTCTGCCTCCTGCTGCTGGCCACCGGCGGCAGCACCCACCTGGCGCACGCCGAATCCGGCCGCCAGCTCTCCCCGCACGAAACCCAATCCGAACCTACACCCGCTCTGGCGCCTGTGCGCTGGATTGATGAGAGGTATGAGCTGTGAAAGCACTTTCAATCAAACAGCCGTGGGCATGGCTGATCATTCACGGAGGTAAGGACGTCGAAAACCGAACCTGGCACACGAAGCTGCGCGGGCGCTTCCTCGTCCATGCATCTGCGGGATGCACCCGCAGGTATTGGGCTGAGTCTGTTTCGTTTGCGCTGAATGCTGGCCTCATCAAGCATGCTGCAGATGTTCCAACCATCGACGAACTGGAGCGCGGCGGCATCATCGGCTCGGTCGATCTGGTCGACTCGGTCGATAGCAGCGACTCACCTTGGTACACGGGGGAGAAGGCGTTCTTGCTGCGCGACCCCAAGCCACTGCCATTCATTCCGCTCAAAGGCCAGCTCCAGTTCTTCGAAGTGCCAGCGGAGATGCTGCCATGAACGACCTGATCGAAGTGAAGACGGGCGACCTGGCGGGCGAGGCTTTGGGATGGGCTGTGGGTATGGCCGAGGGCCTGGCTCTACACCTCGAGCCGCCCCAGTACGGCAATGGCTGGCGCGTATTCGCCATCTACCGGGGTGAGGCGACTGAGCGCTGTGAGCGGTACAACCCCTGGGAAGTCTGGGCACTGGGTGGACCGCTGATAGCGAAATACCGCATCGGTTTCGGCCTTTACTCAGACTCGTTTTTCGCCGTCATCGGACTGGATGACATTGCGGGTGACGCGGATGGCTTGACCCACTTGGTCGCGGCGATGCGCGCGATCGTCAGGGCAAGGCTCGGCGATACCGTCCAGGTACCCAAGGAGCTGATGCCGTGAGCGCCGCAGCCAAGGTGCTTGATCCTTGCAGCGCCAGCCGCATGATGTGGTTCGACAAGGAAGACCAGCGCGCCCTCTTCGGTGACATCCGCGACGAAGAGCACCTGCTCTGCGATGGCCGCGTGCTGAAGGTTGAGCCCGATGTGCTGATGGACTTCCGTAGTCTGCCCTTCGAGGCCTCAACCTGCCGCCTGGTCGTGTTCGATCCGCCGCACCTCACACGGGCGGGCTTGGACAGCTGGATGCGCGCTAAGTACGGGGTGCTCACCAGCGACTGGCGAGAGGACATTCGGCAGGGTTTCGCCGAGTGCTTCCGAGTGCTTGAACCCGAGGGGATCCTGATCTTCAAGTGGAACGAAACCCAGGTACTGGTCAGCGAACTGCTGGCCCTCACCGATGAGAAACCCCTGTTTGGCCACAAGTCCGGTAAACGCGAAAAGACGCACTGGATCACCTTCATGAAGCGCCCCACAGCCTAACCCCTCCCCCTACCACTCAAGCCCGCCGATATGCTCGGGCGAGGATCAACTATGTCTGCGACAGAACGATTCCACTACACCGCGAATGACTGCCTGGAGCGCCTGGCGGCCGATCTCTGGCCGGAAGCCAAGTTGGCTCTGGTCATCTACACCCCTGAAAAGCCTGAACTCGACATCGTGCTCAAGGATAGCGGCCTCAACGTAGACGAAGTCGTGAGCACGCTGCGGCGGCGCGGGGGCCTGGGCCTGGATGGCGAGAACATCTACAAGCGGCTGCTATGTGACGCCATCATCGGCGCCATGGCATTCGGCAAGCAGAACAACAACCCCCCACCAGATGGCCATTGGGGTAAGGAGTTCTGGGATGTCGGTCGCGCCGAAGGTGCACTGCAGGAGGAACTGGTGCATGCGCTGCGCCTGGTGCGCAAAGAACTGGATGCTTGTCAGCGAGTGATCCATTACGCGGGCGGCTTCGATCCGGCTTACGTGAGCGACGCCCAGGCTGCACTAAAAGTAGCCGACGCCGTGCTCGAGCAAACACCCGTCTGACTAACAACCTGCCGCCGCCGGCGGCGTGGAGACCATCCCATGGATAACGAAACCACTGGTGACGTCGACAAAGTCACCGAGCAACGACTAGCCGAACTCATCGGCTGCACTAAGCGCTCTCTGGAGCATCGGCGCCTGGATGGGAAGATCCCCGAGGGCGTCTGGATGAAGCATGGTGGCCGGATCATCTACAGCAAAAAGAGGTATGACGAATGGCTGGAAAGCCAATGGGTTTACCCCGCGGGGTCGAAATCTTCCGCAACTCCCTCCGTATTCGTTTCACATGGGACGGTATCCGTCGATGCGAAACGCTCCCCTATCCCCCGACACAAAAAGGCATCAAGGCTGCATCCAACCTTCGCGATCAGGTAACCAGCCTCACCAAGCTCGGCCTCCTTGATCAGGACAAGTACGCGGAGCTGTTTCCTAGTTCACAGGCTGCGGTCGGTGGTAAGCCGACCTTCGGCGAGTATGCCCAGCTCTGGCTTGATGGCCGAGAAATCACACGGGGCACTCACAATAACTACAAAAGCGCCCTGAATCTCTATTGGGTACCGCGATTGGCCATGGTCCGTGTCGACCTGATCACGACCAATCTGCTGCGTCGAGTCATCTCCGAAACCGAATGGACCTCTCCAAACGTGAAGCGCAATGCGATCACGAGGCTGTCGACCATCCTGACTGCAGCCGCCCGGGAAGGTCTGCTCGCAAAAAATCCGGCCATGCTGATTGACCTGCCGAAGCGCTCAAAGAAAGAGATCGACCCTTTCACCTTGGCCGAAGCCAACACCATCATCAACAAACTGTACGAGCACAAGCACTGGCCAAGCCTGATCTATGCCGCCTTGTTCGAGTTCATGTTCTTCACAGGACTGCGGTTGTCGGAGGCACTGGCGGTGCGGTGGGATGTGATCGACATGGAGAAGAGGACGGTGCACGTACGAAGGACAGTCGCCTTGGGCAAGGTCGAGGAGAGAACAAAGACAGGGAGGGACCGTTTTGTGTTGCTGAACGATCGGGCCTTGCGAGCTATCCAGTTCGCCAGGCAATACGCTGACCGCCGCAAGGATGGCAAAGGAGCGGTGGCCATGACGCCGTTTGTCTTCCCGCCTTCCAAGAACGCCGAGTACGTCAAGCAGACCTCTGACCTGCACAAGCAGTGGGTACCGGTGCTCAGTGAGCTTGGGATTCGACGTCGCCCCCCATATAACTGCCGCCACACGTATGCGACAATATGCTTAATGTCTGGTCTGAATCCCGCATTTATCGCCCAACAGCTGGGTCACAGCGTTCAAATGCTGTTATCGACCTATGCCCGTTGGCTTAACTCAAGCTCCGACTGGAGCGAGCTGGAAAAACTCAAAATTGGTATCAAATCGGTATCAGGTTGA